CCCTTGGAGGCGTCGTAGCCCGGATCGGGTGCCTCCTCTTCGCGGAAATCAAGCGGGAACGGAGCAATTGCCTTTGCGTTATGCTCCGCCAGAAACGCCTTAATCTCGGCATTCATCTTCACAGCCTCGGAAGTGAAGTAGTCAATCACCGCCTCGCCGGTTAGCTTGATTTCGTCCTTGCCAGCGCCGATGGTCCATTCCAGTTCGTCTCTGCCAGTACGCTTGTAGAAATAGCGCAGCTTCTCGTTCTGGATGCGGCTATCCCGGCTCACGAAGTCAGCGTAGCGGCGTTCTTTTCCGCAGCAGGCAAGCTGTGACGCAACCTGGGGGATATAATCTTGCGGCACGACGCCCTCAAGGAAGTACGTTAGATGGGTGACCGTGTTGGGGTTCTTGACCTCCAGCACCCCATCTTCGCCAATGAGCGCGTCCGGCGTGCTCCCCCAAAAGTCGAACTCCTCATGGATCACGAACCCCACAGGAACGGCCATCACTCGCATCAGGGACTCGTAGAAGCCGATAGTCTCAGCCTCCTGCTCGTTTCCCCATTGCATAGCGGGCGTGTAGACGTGATCGGAGAGCCTGCCGGTAAGACGCTCTGCTATCAAGTTGAGCCGGTACTTGTCCCGCGTGGCTGAACTGTCTCCAGGTTTCTTTGTGCCGGAATTCCTCGTGAGGTACGAGCAGGCATCGATGATCTGCGACCCGCAGATTCTCCCGCAGCGTGCGCGGAGCCAAGCATCGGATTGAGGTGCGCCGTAGCAGATTTTCACTTGGCACCCGCTTTCGAGAGCTTTTTGTACATCAGGTTTTTGCAGCCTGCAAACATCTTAGCGGCGTGCTCATCCTTTGCCCCAGTAGCGGCGTCCCTCGCCTCAAGGTAGCGCGTTTGCAGTTCTGCGATGTCGCCGGAACTTTCGATAGATGCTATCCAGTTAGCAATGGCGCTTTCGTCCATGCCCTCTTTCGGCTGATCGGGAATGACAGCTTCGGGGTCAGAGCCGTAAACGTGCATCCCCACTGACGCCATGAGCGTGTACTTCTCTAGATAGGAGGTTGTGGACCCTACAGCCTTGAGCGCATCCTTGCCGCCAGAGGTGTCCGGGGGAGCCGCCAGCGTTGCGCCCTGCTCCTCGTAAGCCGTCCCTTCTAGCGCCAGAAAGCAGGTCACTTTGATCTTGCCATCTGGCAGGTAGTCGCTCTTGTAGCGATAGGTGATGTGATGCTTGAGCAGCGTCTTCATCACCGGATCGGCCACGTCTTCCAGAGCCACAACCTTGTAAAGCTCTTTGCCGCTCTTGTCTTCAATCGGGCGGGAGCGGATCACCTTGGGCATCTCTGCCTTGAACTGAGTCATGGCTTGCCGGAACTTGATGCGGTCCTCGCGGTCCAGCATGTCAAATTGCAGCTTGGCAAGGCGCTCGATAACGTCGATGCTGCCCTCTTTTTCGATGGCAACCTGCAATAAATCCATCGGCGTCATGGCGGTTGGGTTCGTGCGCTGGATTTCTGTGCTCATGGCTGCTCCGTTTCTTTTTCCAGTTTTGCGGCAGCTAAAAGTTCAATCCAATGGGAGGACTTATGGCCACTAGCACAATAGACCACCGCATGTTTCGAGAAATTGTAGCGCGTAGCATCGAGAAATTCCTGCGCCCGCTTTCGCGAAAAGAATGGCCCTGTAATCGCAGCCGCGATTTCATGGACGCGCTGATCCATCCGGCTTAAATGGACCCGTGCCGGATCGACGATTATCCAGTAAGGAAAGGCCGTCGATTCATTGTGTTCTCTGTCGATGCAATGCCTTAGAAGCGGTAAGAGCATCATTCTTCCTTTCTGCGTGGGCGACCGAAGCCGCCCCGCCGGTTACTTGTTAAGGACTTTCACGATTTGCTCAATGGCAGCTCGTCTGCACCATCCGCCGAGGTCTTCTCCGTTGCGGCCAATGAGCATTAGACGGTCTGCCCCCTCGCCGCTGCCGTTAACGAAGAGACGATCTGCTATTTGTGCCGCCACCAAGTTCGCAAGGCGCTGTGCCAACTGCTCTGACATGCGATCAGACATATGCCCCTTCGTGGTTACGCCTTGAGCGTCTCCGCCCAGTCTGCCATGTGCTTGGTGAGGAACTTCGTCTCATCAAGCGTCTTGTTGTCGATGTAGGTTTGAATGTTCGACCATGCCGCATCCGGGATGTGGATGAGCACGCTGTGGAATCCGGGACGCCGGACGCCGGGTTTCTTCTTCGGTACTTCTGCTTTCGGGTCTGCCATGTGGCTCCTTTCAATGTGAGAAAAGAGTAAATCAGGTGCGCCGCAAAAGTCAACACATTTCTCACTTGACTTTTGTGATGTGATCGGCTAACTTTCTAGACATGGCATACGTGACCACCGAACAACTACGATCATTACTGAGACGCGCCTTGGCGAAGCGCAATAACCGACAAGTCGATCTGGCGCGAGAGATCGGCGTCAAGCCCCAGAACTTATCCGTGGTCCTCAAGGGTGCCCCGATTGGGGGGAAAATCCTTGATTTCCTTGGGTATGAGCGCGTCGATGGCTTGTTTAAGCGGAAGGCGGTGCGCCCATGAGTGAGACATTGAAGCCGTGCCCGTTCTGCGGGCATGAAGGAATTGCAGAGTCGAGCAGCATGGGCAGCGCAACGGCATACTGCTCTAATTCAGAATGCGACCTCGGCCCTGAGACTGCTTATTGCACGAATATGAATAAGGCCATAGCCATCTGGAACCAGCGTGTCGATCCGCAGCACCAGGCGCTGGTAGACGTGTTGAAAGCGGTAGTTGATTGTCTTGGTCCAGACAAGGATGACGGCTACCGTGCTGAAGATCCAGAGGGTGCAATGGACACGGCATTCGCGCAGGCCCGCAAAGTCTTGCATGACGCAGGAGAGCAGCCATGAGAGATGCGTCGAACGTGCATTATCAAGAAGTGTTTTCCAGCAGGTTCGGCACCACAAAGGCCATCGTCTGCTCCTGTGGGTTCGCCACCACCTACACGCTCCTGTCCAACGACTCCGACGAGGCGGGGATGGAGCACTTCCGCAGGCAGCACGCGGCGGTGAACAGCTACCCCCAGCGCGAGGCCATGCGGAGCGCCTTGGAGACATGTCTTGTCGCTTTCGATCTGGCGGGCTTCGATCCGCAAGATGCGGTAGTGCAGCAGGCCCGCGCCGCATTGGAGGCCAAATGACCAGCCAGGACAAAGTAAGGCGTGTGTATCCCAGTTGGTATTCGCTCAAACTGCCGTCTCGCGGAATATTTGGAAGATGGGCGATCCGCGACGAGACTAGCTTCAATCAAGGGCGTGGCCGCAGTGAAAGAGGCGCATGGGCCGACGCATGGAGGCGCATCCAAGCCGCCCGCAAGGAGTAAGTCATGACCAGCGAAGATACTAACGCGCAACTTCTGGACGAGAACCCAAACGCGCCGATATGCAAGGGATGCAACTGCACACAGGAGGAAGTGAGATGAGCGACAAGCGATTTGAAATTGCGCCGCCGGATCGAGACGGTCGGCGATGTGTGTGCGAATGGCTTGAAATTACCAGAGAAGGGGAAAGGCATGTGTTCGAGTATTTTCGTGAGCACATGCCCGCGCCGGAAGCCGCGCCTGTGGCCACTCCATCCGACGCCGTGACGCGGGATGTGGTAGCGGAAGCGCAAAGAGCCTACTGCGCCTCCATAAAATCTTCTGATCACGCAGAGTGGTGTGGAGGTGATTCATGTTGTGATATAGGCATGACCTCCTCCCTGCGCACGTTCGCCCAGGCCTATCAGGTGACGCGGTTCCGAATTGAGCAAAGCCTTCCACTCCATGTTCAACGGCATGATCCTGAGTATTCTGTTCGCGTTCATGACCTGACGATGCACGCCCTGCTGCCGGAGGTGAAGCCATGACCTCGCAGCAGGAACGAGAGTATGTGGAGGCGCGGTGGATGAAGTGAAGATACATTGCAAAAATATCGACGCAGCCACCGCCGTACGAAAGCTGCGGGCTATTCACGATGACGTTCAAGGTAAGTTTCACGACCAATGGGACTGGATGGGTGCCGAATTTTGCGTGGAGGTTTTGGCCACGCTCCTTACCGCATCAGAGGCCCAGGTCGCGGTGCTTACTCCGTGTGAGTCTCCTGATCCCGAATTGTGCGACAACCAAAATTGTCATCCTCGCGCCTGCCACT